ACTTTTCTTTGACCCAATGTGAACAACAGATTGCGGCAAGTAACTTACCACCAAGGTAATTGAAACCAAATGGTTGTGAAGGCACAATCACAAAACCCATAATTGAGGTGTGATTAAATGACTTTGCAGATTCGGGTGTTTGAGAAAATACACCACCCAACATCTCATTACGTGGTTTCATGTTGATAACAGGAGAACCTAAACGAATGAAACCAACCCACTTCTTCGTATTCTTTTCTTGTACCGCCAAACGAAAACATCTACCAGGAATACTAGTCATATTTGAATGTGAAGAAATCATGTTCAAATAAATGTCCCAATTATTTTGTGGTAGTTCTACAAGTTCAAACTCCATATCTTGTGGGTGTATATCAAAGTCTGAAAATAAATCTTCTTCTGGTCCCATACCAAACAAAGTAGGAGGTCTTTCAGATAAAGAATTTAGTTTTTGATCACGAATATAATCATCAATTCTCTGAAATTTATCAAAGTATTGTGAATAGATGTTAGCACAATATACTGCTTGATCTTTAGTTAGATTCATAATTTTTAAACGTAATGTAAGTAACCACCGACAATATACTTTGGTCCGCCAACTGGTTTGAATGCCACATGTGGGTGTGTCCATAATGGTGGAAACATCAGCAAACGACCAGTTCTAGGTTGCACTTTGACTTTAACTGGTTGTCCTCTGTTCAGTTGAAATGCAGTTTCACCACCTTCTTCTACGTCATTCAAATACCAGAAATACACTAGAAACCTACGTGCTGAGGCATAGTCTTGTACATCAACATGAAACTTAAACTCATCTTGGTCATTTGGTAAATATCGTTTCATTCGTAATTGTTCATAACCAAAGTTTTCTGGCCACGACATTAAATCTATGCCAATATCTTTCTTGTACACGTCCATATAACTTTGCATTGTACCAACAAGATATTCTATTTCAGATTTCCAACTTACAATGTTTTCATTCAAATTCAATTCTGTAAATGAACGATGCCCTTCTAAAAAAGTTTCTCTTTGTTGTTTTGGATGATTCTCAAACTTCTTTATAACAGAATCACAAAATGTCTTAGGCAAAACATTATCATAATATTTCACGTAACTCATACTTTAAATCCTCCAAACTTATTCTTCATACCACTTAGTCGTTCACGATCACCAAACGAATTCAATGGCTTGTCATCTACTTGACCAGCATCAACCAAATCTTCTTGTGCAGACTGTTCTACATCATACAGTTTCATTTTGGCTCTGTCAATACCTACCATGAATCGTTTGAATGTATTCGGGTCATTATATCGGTTCTTTAATTGCTTGACCATAATTTGATTCAATTGTTGCAACTCTTCGGTACTTATCAAAGCGAACATAAAATCAGCAGTTGCGGGTAGACCAAAGGATTCACTAGTATCCTCAAGACCTGGATCACTGGAGGTGAAGCCGGAACGTGTTGTCTGTGTGGCAGATACTATGGGTACCGAAAACTCAACCGCAAGACCCCTGAGTTCTTCCGCAATAGCCTTAATATAAGAATAACTATTGACATTCGCACCAGCCTTGATTCTAGCACTTGCACAAATGTTAAGATAATCAATAAAAATGATATCAGGTTTGAAACTCTTTTTTAGTTGCAATTCATTTAACAAAGAACGGAAGTGCAGTGCAGATGCCGCAGCAGTTGGATATTCTTTGATGATTAACTTGCCTTGTGTCTTTACTTTCAATGCAGAAAACTTACGGTCATAATCTTGTTTGCTGATAGAGTTCAGGTCTGCAATATCAATGTTCAATAAATTGGCATCAATACGTTCAGCAATTCGTTCTTCGGCCATTTCCATTGTGATATACAATACGTTTAGACCTTGAGACAAACACGAACCAGCAACGTGACACATGAACAAAGATTTACCAACGCCTGTGCCGGCCAAAGCAATGTTCAACGTTTTCTGTGGCAAACCACCTTTGGTAATCTTGTTGAAGATGTCTAGGTCAAATGGAATCTTTGTTTCGTGTTTATGATAAAAGTCAAACCGATTATCCGCATCTTCAACATAATCGTGACCAACGGATGAATCAAATGATACACCAAGTGCATCACTCAATAACTTTGGTATAGAACCTTTACTATCATTTTCGGATTTGTTATCAAGAATTTGTACAGACTTCATGATAGCATTATAGATTGCTTTATCTTGACAGAACTTTTCAGTGTTATCAATTAACCATGCGTTATCCGATTTCTCTTCTTTCTCTGCATTAATTTCACGAAGCATTTCAACTGAATCACGAACTTGTTGTTCGGTCAGTTTTTTAGATTCTGTAAAATTAATTACCAAAGATTCATAGGTTGGAAGATTCTTGTAGTGATTAATATACTCATTGACTTCTTCAAAAAGTATTTTCTCGGTATTGTCGGTAAAGTATTCCGATTTTATGAAAGGTAAAATCTTACGAGCATAGTCCTCATTAAATATCAAATTCTTTAATATTGTCGTCTCTAGTCGTTTCATTGGTTTGTTTCATTAAGATTTCTGTTAAGATGTCACCTATCATTGTATGAAATTCCTGATCAATTGTCAAGTCATGAACGCTGAAAGTGGGCGTATGTTCAATGGTATAATCAAAGTAGAGTCTGGCAAACTCACCTTCTTCTATTACCTTTGCTTTACCATAATGATACAGAACACCGGCATACTTTCCTTTTAGTATGCCGATGCCTGTTATCTGTTCATCATCAGATGGTATAAACTGATAATCAATATCTACTTTATACTTTGGAGACATCTTCTTCTTCCAAAACTGTATCTTGTCCAAGAATGCTACTATACGTGATCTCATATCGTTTCCTTACATATTCTTTAAATTTCTCATTAGCAAGAATATCATTCCAGAATTCAGCATTCTGTGTATCATCTAATCGTTTCTTGTCACCAATCTCACCTGTATCTTGGTTGACCTTTGCATACCAACCATTGGATGGTTTTTGTACAAAGTTACCTTCAAGTGCGATATCAAGTAGACCAGAATACTTATTGATGCCACCATCAAATGAAACTGTTACAGGTATCTTAGACTTCTCACGAACAAAACGTGATTTCTCAACATTGATGATGAAGTTATATCCTGTGATTTCGGTGCCGGTCTTTTCTTGCTGACGACCAAGAATCCAAATTGTATCTGCTGAGTAGTAAGAACCTGTACCTCCGCCAACGATGTCTTTAGGATACAAACCAATCTCTTTGTAAGTATGATTCACAACAACCATTGGAATATCTTTGATAGTCAAGTGTGGTGTGACCATACGAAACAACGACTTCATTTGTTTTGCACGACTCATATCTGCTACAGACTTACCTTCTGTTGCATCATCAACTTCTTTCTTTGATGCTAGATTACCAATTGAGTCAAGAATGATAATAACTTTGTTACCTTTTTCAATCTGTTGTAACTGAACCATAATATCGTGTTTCAATTGTTCAACATCGGTAATTGGAGTATGCAACACACGGTCAGTGTCAATGTTGAATGTATCAAAGTAAGATTGTGGTGTACCAAACTCAGAATCATAAAATAGAACTACAGCATCTGAATACTTCTTCATGTATGCTGATGCCATCAACAAAGCAAATGCAGTTTTGAAGTGTTTTGATGGACCTGCAAACATAGTCAGACCTGGTGTCAGACCACCATCTAGATTACCTGATAGTGCCACATTTACAATAGGCACATCAGTTTGAATCATATCTTTCTCAGTAAAGAATTGAGACTTCGCAAGTATGGAAGTCTCTTTAATCGTTGAACTCTTTTTCAACTTATCAAGAACGCTCATTCATATCTCCATTCATATCAGCAATTTTATCTTTTGGTATTACTTGATGTTTATCATCTACAAAGAATGATTCTAAACTAGGACCATCCTTCTTGTCAATCTTTTTCTTCTTCACTACCTTTTTGATTTCTATTTCAGGTTTATCTTTCTGCCTACGATATGTTTGATTGGAGGCAATTAGTAACAATACTGCAAGTGGATCAAATACTACAATAATAATAAAGATCACTAATCTAACTGCTCTATCAATCAAATCACGATCTTGTGTACCATAAACTACTTCAGCAACATACTTTATAGGCCCCAAGTCTGACTCAGCCTTTTTAATTTCCAAGGATATAGGAGACTTTTCTTCCGTAATTTTCTGTATTTCGGCCTGCGACCTAGCAATCTCATCAGAGATTCGTGTGCGCTCTTTCTGTTGGGCTTTGCGGATTTGGTTCGACCTCTCTGCCCCCCTTTCGTCCGTTGAGCGTGCCATGACTTGGTCAACCGCCGCATCCAACTGCAAGACATTTTTGCGATTAGTCTCGATGTTCTCTTTGAGTGCTTTAATTTTTTCCTCATAAATCATTTCCTTCTCAACCAGTGGTGTGATACCAGTAGAATGTTCGATGTGTGCTTTGGACAGATAACCGAAGATACCCATCGATGTAATTGCCATGAGTAATATAACTGCAATTAAAAAATATAATTTCAATGCAGAGAATGTATCTTTCCAATGAGTATGTAGCCAAGATACTGTTACTAATTTTGCGGCTTCAAGTACAGAACCCATAATGATAATCGGCCAGTATGAACCTGGAAATATCTGTGCAAGGCCTATTACTGAATAGTATGCTGCAATAGTAGATAAAGCAATTGCAGTCAGAAATGGTAATATAGCATGTATCATGGATTACGTTTGTTATGTGGCACATCAAATACTAACGTGATGCGTACATTGTCTCCTATGTTTTTGGCAGAGTGTTCTAATTTATTATTAAACCAAAATAATGTACCTGGCTCAATAACTAAACTTTCATCTCCTACAGTATACACGTAACGACCTTGTATTGACAAGTGATATCTGTCTTTATTAAGGTAATAAGTGCCAAAATCCATATGTTTGCCAACTTCACCACCTACAGGTATAGAAAGAAATCCACACCGTTTAAAATCTTTGAAGTGTCGTTTCATAAATGAAACAGCTTCAGTATGTCGGTAATATGCTGGTGCTTCCATACAACCTTCAGAATCAAAAACATAATCACCAGGTTTATCAATCGTGCCAATTACTAATTGCAACACACCACTTTGACTTAGATATACATCTGGATCAAGTACCGTGGCATGTTGCAGTTCTTTCTGATAATTCCAATCAGACGCATGTTCTTCCAATTGTTTCTTTATCTTTGAAACATTAATACCAGTTTTAATTATACGAATATTTTTCATCCAAAAAAACTCTCCAATGTAGATTGTTTCTCAGCCTGCCAACCAACACAATCAAGAATAACTTTAACGGGTTCCAAAAATGTTTTTTCAAACTGAGTATCATAATCAATATATTCTTGCAGACCAAACTCTTTTGGTAATCGTGTTGGAAAAGAAACTACTGTATCTTTAAATGGATTAGGTGATTTAAGATACGTAAATTTTAATTTTTCACCTTCACGAATCAACTGATACTTTGTAGTCAGTTTCTTTTCATTTAGAAAATGATTATATAGAATTGCACCTTTAACGTGAATCGGTGTGCCTTTTTTATATAATGTTTTTGAATCTGAATATTCTTTCAGACCATTAAGACCACGTGGAAAAGAAACTTCTTCTACAGGTAAAGTTTTAAACTCTTCTCTAAAGTCTGCAATAAACTTTTGTATATCTGATTCTTCAGCAATCATCAACAACTTAATTAATTGCCTCATCTTCTCACGAACAGGTGCAGGTGTGGATGATTTGATCATCTCAAGACCCATAACTTTTAGATGTGGTTCATTATACTGAACACCTTCATTATTATACACGTTGAGAATGTAACGTTTCTTGGCAGTCCAGATACCTTTATCTGAAAGACCTTCACGTTTCATAATCATTTTTTGGTCATACGCATGTACATAGTCAGAAAGTTCTTTATAACTCTCATCAATAAACGGTTGAATTTTATCTTCACAAACCTTATCCATGAAGGAGATAATTGCTGAAGTTTCTTTTCCTTTTTTGTAGACACTATTAACCAACGGACCAAGGTTGAGATAAATTGAATCTGTATCAGAGGCGATAACATAATCTTTTTCAGTTTTCAGTAGTTTGTTTAGATATTGGTTTAGTTTATTTTCAATCCAACGAATAGACAACTGACCAGCAGAGGTAACTGCAAGTGCCTGTCTCAAATCGTAGAATCGGAAATACTGTGAACCCATCGCACCATAAGCAGAGTTCAATGAAACTTTCTTTGCTAACTGAAGATTATTATATCGTGCAATCAATTTCTCAATTTCATATTTTTTCTTTGGATCACTTTCATCTTCATAGTCTTGTTGTGACTTCAACATCAACTTCTTAAACTTCTTACGATCTTCATACATTTCTTCCATCATCGTAGGAAGAAAACCTTGTTTGTCGGTGCGGAAGAACTGACCATTAGGTGTCAATGTAACATTAGTAAGCCCAGAAGTATCTACCCGTTTCATTAACAAGTCATCAACTGAAACGCCGGTAGAAATTACTTCTCTCATTTCATCGGTGTAATCGTCTATATCAACCAAAGTTTCTGGTGAAATGTTATATTGAATCATCAAATGTGGATACAGTGAGTTCAAGTCAAATGATGCAACCCAATTATGTAAACCTACTTGCGGGTCTTTAACATATGCACCCTCAAAGGCTTCAGACTTCTTACTGATACGGCGTGGCGGCACAATTATCTTTTTATTGAGTAGGTAGGAATAGATCAATGCATCCCACATTCTCGTTTGTGCAAATACATCATCATAGTTACACTTGGTATCATATGCAAGAGTCAAAGCCAATTCAATCAACTTCAACTTATCTTCCATCTTCAAAATCAAATGTACGTCTTTAATATTATACTCAATAAACAACTGATAGTTCTGTTTATAAAGTTGGTGCAGGTTATCATAGTCATCATATGCAATCTTACCTTCACCAAGTTCTACTTGTGCAATATTATCCAGCCGATATGATTCTTGTGACTTACCACCTGGCGCATACCATTGGTATAGTTCCATGTAATCAAGTGCAGCAACACCGACAATATCATAAACAGTTTGTTCTCTGCCTTTAAAAACTGTTTTGCGTTCAGAATACACACCCCAAGGTGATAGTTTCTTAACACTATCTTCACCAAGTACACGTGTCAAACGATTAACAATGTAAGGTATATCAAAGAACTTTGTATTCCAACCAGTTACAACATCAGGACAATTATCAGACCAATCAGTAAGAAACTTTTTACATAGATCAATTTCATCTTTGCATTTAATATAGATTTCTTCACCTTGAACTTTATATTCACCACAACCATAGACTGTAGTGCCACCATTCAATTGGTGAATTGCAATGGCAGTGATTGGTTCGTGTGCTTTATATGGATCAGGAAAACCATTATCTGAACCAACTTCAATATCAATTATTGCAACTGATAGATCAGAAATATCCCAATCAATGATACCTCTATGGTTGTCAGCAATGAATGCGTATTCATACCTTGTATTACCATAGATTTTAAAGTTTGAAACTTCTTCATAACGTTTAACAAAGTCTCTTGCCTCTCTGATAGTTTCAAATTTCATAGCCTCCAATGGTTCATTAAACAATGAACGCCATTCGGTGGATTTGTTAGACTGTAAAAACAAAGTCGGAGAGTATGGCACTTTGCCTTTAACTCTCCGACCGTTGTTTACACCACGAAACAATATGTTGTTACTGTGTACTGCAACATTCGTGTAGTATTTACTCATTCATAGTTTTCATTAGAGTTTTAAACCAGCAGGTGCAATTTCAATGCGACTGAACATTTTACGATATTGTTCTAACAGATCACTAACTGGAGTTGTGACACAAAATATATTATCGTGTTTGATATGAATTCCCTTATCAAACTCTTCAGTGTATGCAAGATATGGTGCAAACCCTACACCACCTTGATCACTAGCATTTCGTGGTGGAACAGCAATTACTTGAACTGGATTCTTTACTAATAAATCAAGATCATCTTCTTCAACAACTTCTGCGATGATTGTTTGTTGTGTGTTGAATGTGATTAGTTTAATATTACTCATGCTGCTACCCTCATAGAAGTTTCAAGAACATCAAGTGTTACCCATTTTTTAGGAAATAACATCTCACGACCACGGAAGTCGGCAATGTCATACGTAGGATCGTCAACAAGACCGATCAACTCAACCATATTATCAAACTCACGCAGTACAACATCATACTTATATGCTCTAGGATACTTCGGATTTGTTTCTGCGATTTGTTTCGCTACTCTTGTTGCGACACTCATATTAACTCCATAAAATTTGTAACTGTGACCAGTATATCAAGACTCTCATTCTTTGTCAAGTTTATGTGCATCTATACCGCATTTTTTTAGAAATTGTGCCCCACCATCAGCACGTGGATATTCATTCTGGTAATATACCTCTTTGATTCCTGCTTGATGTATGATTTTAGCACAATCTAAGCAAGGTTCGTGGGTAACAAACAATGATGCACCTTCGGAAGAATTGGTAGAACGTGCAATCTTTGCCAGAGCATTGGTTTCGGCATGAAGCACCTCACGCTTAGTTCTTTTTCGTGACCAACCATGAACAGTTTCGGTAAAACCATTTTGTAACATCCATTCATCAGTTGCATAACATTCTTCTTTGAGGACATATTCAATATCTTCACAGACATTATCCCAACCCGAAGGCATACCGTTATACCCGATACCAATGATAGTGTTGTCTTTTACGACCACGCAACCGACATGAAGTCTAGTGGCTGATGATAACTCGGCATAAACCTCTGCCGCTTTCATGTGTGCTTGTATAAATTTAGTTTTCATAATATAAGTAAGTGTTCACTTCACATAAAGCATTTGGACGATTTCTCCGGCACCATTACAGGAATGCCATTGGAACATATGCTCTGGTGATAGGATTAACATTGATAAAGAATGGCAAAAATCTTTCACCCAAAAAACCGGGCCATCTCCACGGTTTAGGGTCTGACATTGGATTGTCAACTGTCTTAATTGGATATGGATTCTTAGAATGCTTTAAGATGTATTCAATTATCTCAAATAATTCAGATGAATATTTTTTGAACAAGTCTCTACGCATTACATATGTTGTATGAAAATTAGCTACGTTTGATTGTTTGAACCAGTTCACACTATTTCTATATTGAGGCATCAACTTGTCTATTGCTTCTAAGAACAAATCATAAATCTGTTTATCTTGATGCCATGCTCCACCATAAAGATATTGCTGTTCAATAGTAGTATGTACAATTTCTTCGTGATTTACAACAACGTCACATTGAGTTAAAATTTTACTCAATTCATTTTTTTCTTCTTCACGACAGAGGTACTTAACTTTGTTTTGTAATTCGTTTTCGGATCCAGTCATTGTTCCAGTAAATGAAAGATAACGTCTATATGTTCCACACCCAATATAATCAACTTCAGGAGTATTACACATCAAATAATACTCTGTTGCTTGTTGACCCATTGCAGTTAGAAATTCATCTTCAGAAATATCTTTATAATATTTTCTAAGTTCTAAGATGGATCTATCTGTATTTGTTACATTTAAAAACTTATCTGAATTGTTAGCTGGTGACCACCCAATTGATTCTTTATTTCCTGCATATGTTGGAATATACCAATCACAATCAGGATCAATTGGATAGTCGCTGTGAAAATGCTTGTATATTGTAATCGTCATTTTATATAAGCACAAAGAATATCATCAGGTAAATGTTGTTGACCACCACTAAAACCACCATCTAACCATGCAAAGTTATAATCAGGATTTATTTTCTTAACTGCATCAAGGTATTCTGATCGTTTAATATTCCAAATATCAGTATCAAGTAACCTTTGATCATCAAGAAAAATAGTATGATTTTTTATAGAAGATTCACCAATAGATTCAAGTTCATATAATGCGGGACATGAACCATATTTTGTACTGCCATCACAACCTCCACACGCATGACCATCTAACCAGAATACGGCCTTTTCTTTTAAGTTTGGAATAATTTGTTCTCTCAATATATCAGGAGAATCACCAAGATATAATTTTACTTCAGGTTTATTTTTGTATTTTTCAACAGCATTCTTATACAGGGTTTCATTTAATTCTATGCTGTGAATTTCTTTGAATCCATAAGAAAGTATAAGGTCAATAGTTTGTCCCTTGTGTGTTCCTGTTTCAACAAAAATATTATATCCTTCAGCATAATTCAATAAATAATTCACACTCAATACAGGCATTTAGATTTCCTTCACATTAATTAATTTAACATTTGCTGCATGTTTACCTTGACCACCTTGATAGTTTCTATCTTTGATAGAGTCCACAAATGCCATGATATTTTCATTTCCTACTTTGGATAATTCTTCCATAGTCATCTGCTCAATCATTCTTTCTGGTGTAACAGGTCTACTATTCTTAATCTCATGATGTGTTACGAAACGACCATCTAAAGATAACCTTGCTTCACATTCATTAAGAAATGTTGATTCATGTAATGTTGCTGCATCATAAAACAATATATGATCTTTAGGACAAATGAATGCAAACTGTTCATATCTTGGAATAAAAACTTTACCATGTTCATATGAAGGTAGTGGATCTAACCATGAATCTTCAAAGTCTTTTGGATTATCATAAATTCTTACAAAGTTTCTTTCTGTATCACCAGCAATCGCTATATGCATTGTGATGGATGCAGAATCTTCACCTGCCCATGCATCTGTATGTGGAAGTGTTGTTCCATGTTTACTAGAATTTTTCTGTTCTAATAATCCAGGTTGTTGAAATCTAATATTAGGAATTCTGCTAACATGAGAAATCATATCGGAAATGTTTAACGAATTTATTAATTCGTAGTATGCTTTCACCAAACTATTGAACGCAATTCCAGATTCGGTTTTAGGTACAACAGCACCACTTGGTGTAATGAATGAGATTGAATCATACTCATCACTGTAAATCTTAATCATGGTTTCAATATCATCAACATACCTATTTGGAAAATAGGAATTTAGATATATTAAAGTTGCACGTTTAAAATTTTGATACTCTGGTAAATCAGCAAGATTTTTAAATGCCACCATAGGGCTGACAGATTGAAATCCTCTGTCAACAATATCTTGCATTCGTTTTTGTCTATCAAGTATTGATTGTATCATTCACTAGTCTGTTCTTTCTTTTTCTTAAATTCCATTTTTGGTGCTATAATAGCAGCGATCATAGAATCACGAAAAATATTTTTGCGCTCACGTTCCATATTGATCAACATGACCTTCAATGGTTTTGTCATTTTAAAATTTGAATTAAGTTTCATTACCATGCCCAAGAAACGAATGAGTATCTGGTACCTTCTGTTACCAGTTTGACCTCATGTGGATATAAAAAGTTAGAAGGAAATATCATTATCTCACCTGCTTTTAACTCAACAACTTTATCATTCCAAAATACAAGTTCGCCACCTTTGTAATCATTATTCAGAGAACCTAAAATTGAAAGTGTTGGAATACCTTTACGTTGACCATCAAACATAGAATGGATGTGGTCACAATGAAGTGCCATTTGTGTGTCAGTACGATAACGATTGAAACGAACTTCTGAGTATCCATTCCAACTATTATACCATTTAAATTTAAAGTTTTTTTGATACTGTTGAAGAGTATTCCATATCTCTTTCATAATTAAGTCTTTGGTT